TATCTATCAATGCATTGCCAGCTAGCCTACCATGAAAGAGGGGCTCAAGACAAACTTAACCCTATAAAGCGGTATTTTCAAGGGTTGCCAATCTCACGTTACGAAGAAGGTTATTAAAACATGTTGTCATTTATTTTTAAAGCATTTGGTGTTATCAGTAAAGTATTATCCACTCTACAGATCATAGATAAAACGTTCGAGACTTATGAAAAAGTTAGAACAGCACAAGGAAACCTTACCAAAGTAGAGAAAAAGTTATTCGAGGTTAAAGATTTAATTGATACTGAGTTAGAGGGTTTAGATGAAAATGTAGAAAAGGAAGTAAAAACTCAACTGAGTAGCGCTCATAAGAAGTTGTTAAAGGCTGCTACCAACCATGAAAAAGAATTGGAGCAGGCCTCTGTCTTTATTGATGCAGTAAAGAATACTATAGAAATTGCTTTAACCGACAGCTGGAACAAAGGATAGAGGTACTTATGAGAATATTATGCCTAGATCTCGGGACTAAACTGGGGTTTGCAGTTGCAGATGTTACTACGAATGAGATACTTTCCGATGGGATGTATAATTTAGGTGCGAGACCTGGTACCAAAAAAAGGCCTGCGGAACCACCAGGTGTACGGTTTGGTAACTTCCTTAATAAACTTAGTGCGTTTAAGATTGCATACCGAATAGAGCGGATATACTTTGAAAATGTGGTCTCACACCCTAAAACTAACGGTTTCAAGGCTGCTCATGTTTATGGGGGATTTTATGCCTTCCTGCAACATTGGGGGATACTTCATGGCGTGCCTTTATATCCTTGTGCAATAGGCACTATTAAGAAACACTTTACGGGTAAGGGTAAAGCTGACAAAGACACGATGATAATGGCAGCAGTAGAAAGAGGTTTCCGCCCTAAGAGTAGTGATCACGCGGATGCACTAGCTATTGCATCACTTGCCATTAAAATGATTTCGGAGGAGTATGAATGACTTATTTATTTGAGAAAGTAGCAGAATTTAATGAGAAAACTGGTTTAAGTCAAGAGGCACCGAAGTACGGATCTAATGAATATTGGGGGTATTTAGAGGAACGTGTAAAGGTTGTTCTGGAAGAAGTAGAGGAACTTAAAGAGGCTATCGCCAACAGAGATCTTCTTGAAGTCTTAGACGGAGCTGCTGATATTATTTACTCGACTGCATCCTTTGCAGATTTATCTGGATGTGATATTGAAAGCGCTGTAGATGATGTAGCTCTTAATAATAGTTTGAAATATTACTCTTATAAGGATAATCCCATACATAGAGAAATGTTTGAACTTACAGACATCTCAGCGGGTTGGTACTTAGGTAAGTATGGGCAACCCCCAGAAGTTTACTGTTATAATGATAATATATTTAGGGACAGTGTTTATTATTGCTTACGAAACAAAGAGGAGGACGGGTCTTGGGGCAAAGTGAACAAACCAATGGATTTTCCTAAAGTAGATTTGAATATGTACCTACCGAGAAAGGAGGAAGAATAATGTTAAGAAGAAAGTTACCTTGGAGCGTATCGATCGGAGATCTTATAGGGCACAATAAATTCCCAGTAAATTGGAAAACAGAGTTAAAAGGGGATCTTCTAAAAGAAATTTTATGGGATTATGGTATTAATACAAAAGTAAAGTTCACTGTAGATGATTCTTGGAAGAAAGGTGTTGTACACAGAGATTTAAGAGGTAATGTAGTAAAAGGTCCTAGGTTTGTTGGTGTAGTAAGAACTGATAACTATGGTATCTATTATACTGTAAAAAACTTTCTAAACCTGTCACTAGAACAAGAACGTTCTTATGAGGTTGATTATGTTAACTCTTAATTGGAAGGAAGAGGTCTTTTTAGAATACGAGGATAGACCAGATGAAATAGGAAGGGAGACCGCTAGACGTTATAAGGTACCCTGGTCTTCTATGTGGGACCATAAAAAACGAATCCAAGAAGGTTCTTACTCTGTAGATGACTGCGGGCCAAAGGTTTTAGCTTTTGATTTGGAAACCTCCCCGATAAAAGGGGATGTCTGGGGATTGTGGGAAAATAATGTTTATCTAGATCAAATTAGAGAAGATTGGTTCTTATTATATTTTTCTGCTGTTTGGGTTAACGAGGAGGATGGAGAGGGCCAGGGAGAGGTTATAAGTTATGGCATTAACCAAGATGAGGGATATGGTCCGAATTATATGGATGATTTCCAACTAACTCTACGGTTAAGAAATTTGCTAGACGAAGCAGACCTTGCAGTAGCTCACAACGGATTCCGTTTCGATAAAGGTAAATTTAATGCTAGGTGCCTCTATCATGGGATTCCTGCGCCAAGTCCTTATCACTTGGTTGATACCCGACGTATTGCAGCACAATCGTTTAAATTTACCTCTAACAAATTGGATTACTTAGCTACCTATTTAGGTTTTGACAACAAAATAAGTCACGAAGGGCATATGTTATGGGTGCGGTGTATTGCAGGGGACAGCGAAGCATGGGAGGTCATGGCGGAATACGGCGACTATGACACTGTTTTACTCAAGGATGTGTATCTACGTTTGAGAGGATGGGCGAATACTCACCCTAACGTAGCAGCTTATTACAGAAACCCTGAGGGACGTTGTACTTTATGTGGTAGCACGGACCTAAATCATTTAGATACCTTGACACGTAAAGGGAGAGGGGCTTATAATACAATCATGTGTAATAACTGTGGTAGTTACAACCTTTCTACGAAGAATCTGTTGGATAAGGACTACCGTAACGTTCTCTTAAAGAAAGCCTGAGGAGGGTAAGTCTTGTGTCAGAAGCTTTTTTAAGGCTACCTTATGCACAAACTGTGTTGGGTAGAACTTTTAAGTATGAGTTGATAGCACGCTTTAATTATCAGGTTATAAACGCGATACCAGTGATTGATTCGTTAGAGTGGGAATGCTACGACCCTAACGGAATGCCGGTAGAAAGGACTAATGAATTTACAGACTACTTCTACATCTCAGAGAAAGCAGAAGAGGAGCAGATGTTAGATGAAGAAGACGAGGAGTTTTTTCTACCCAATTATTTAAACGGGTTGTTGTTGAATTGTAGGGGGCATTGGGACGACCCTACAGAATGGTGGTTAGCAGATGCAAGCTGTCTATTTTAACACTTGATATTTATAACAAGGACGTTATACTAAGTTTAAAACCTTGGAGGAGGAATTCGGATGTTATCCTATAAAAAATTAAATATACTTGTGGCGGGTATACTTTTAATAGTAACCTCCCTTTTATCTTTCCCCAGTGTATCTGAGGTCTATATAGGGGTTGATGCAAACTACACTAACCATTCTGTAACAAAACTTGAGAAGGAGGTATTCAATAACTACCCTAAAATGTTACAACCAGGCTTAACTGTTATCGCAGAGTCTGGCGCAGTATCCCCAAAAATCTCAATAGGGGTTATATGTGATAAAGGTTGGGTACTAGAGGTCTCTCATACAAGACCCCAAACAATCACTATAGGGGGGACTTTAGAGGGCAAGTTTTGGTTGGGTGATATGGCAGACTCTATTCCACGTGGCGTGGATGTCTATGGGCTAGGTTACACACTCCAAAATATTGGTTTAGGTAAAGAGTCCTGGGGGTCAGATTTAAGGAAATTGATCCATAAACGAGAGCAATCAGGCCATAATGATCTATATATGAGGCAAAAGTTTACCAGTATTAAAGACTATCGTTATACCGGAGAGTATACCTATAGGGCTTCAAGTATTAAGATCGGTAGACAATATGACGGGGAAGTGTCTTCTATCGGGTTCTTGCTAGGACCTAAGTTTGTTAAGACTAGTGTAAAGGAATCTATTAGTTATAAAGGCAAAGTCTCTCAACCAAATTATAGCCTTGTGAGATCCTCTGAAGACGTACACTGGGAGTTATCCGCCAACCTTAAGGTTAAGGTATCGGAAAAGGTAGCTCTTAAATACGAGTTACATGGTACCCCAGATGAAGGGGCGGTAGGAATTAACGCAGGGATTGAGGTGAAGTTATGAAGCCAGAAGATGTCTACAAGAAGCTTAAAAATTATGTAACCGGGTGGTGTTACGCTCCTACCCAAGCTAGTATTGAAAGGTTGTCTGCGGAGTACGAATTAGAAGTTAAGTCAGGTAGTTCTTTGTACTTTGTGAGCTCTAAAGATTATAACGAGTTTTACATTATACAAGGCACTTCGGCAAAACAAGTCCCGTTCGAGCGTGTACGGGTTATTTAAACTATAGAAAAAGGTAAGTAAACTATCATGGAAAACTGGTTAGAAAAAAATTGGGTTAAGG